AAGGAGATGTTGAAAGAGGTATAGATGCCACTATGAAACTTGGAAAGAATCTGACTGAACTTTCAAAAGGAATTACAGCATGGAAAACTATGAAAATAGCACCTGCTGAACTTATGGCTATAAGAAATAATCTTGTAGCAGTTCTTTCAACTATACCATCAGCATTTGCAGATATAGGTAAACTTGAAGCAGGTGGAAGAATAAAACAAACTACTGTACTCTCTATTCTTGGACTTACTGAGGGATTCTCAAAAGGAGATGTTGAAAGAGGTATAGACAGTGTTTCTAAACTTGGAGATACACTTTCATCTCTTTCTAAAGGTGTAGAAGATTGGAAATCAATGAAAGTCTCTGAGCAGGATATACAGGCTATTAATACTAACATACAGGCAGTACTTCTTACTATTCCATCTGCATTTGCAGAAATAGGTAAACTTGAATCTGGATCCCAGTTCTACTCTCCAAGTGTTCTTTCTGTACTTGGATTTACTGATGGATTCTCTAAAGGACATATTGAACAGGGTATAGGACTTGTTTCTGATCTGTCTGGAACACTTACCAAACTTAAAGATTCTATAATGGTTTGGAATGATCCAAAACTTTCGCCTACAAATCTTAAACCTGCACTCGAATCTATAACTACCTTACTTGGAATCCTACCTACTGCATTTGCCACAATAGGTAGAGCAAATGAAGATTCAAAGAGTACTATTGGTATGTTTGGACTTGAAACTACTATCGGAGATGGAGACATAGATAGAGGTGTAGAACTTGTTACAGAACTCCTACACCCACTTACAAAAGTGGCAAACATAATCAAAGTGCTTTCTTCTATATCATCAAATCCTAAGGATACTATATTTGGTGTAGGATATGGAACATATGCATTTATGCATTTTACAAATAAAGGTCTTAGACTAATAAGCAAAGATACAGTAACAAAACTTAATTCTATTGTTTCTCCACTTGAAAGACTGGCTAAAATCTTTGATAAACTTAATAAAGGACTTAAAACACACAGAGATTATCTGAAAGGTATAGATCCTGCTACTCTTAAAACTTGGGAAAGTTGGATCACTGTCCTTGACAAAGTATCAAAAGTGGATACAGCAAAACTGGTAGAAACTGTAACTGCTTCTGTAAATTACAGCCGTGCACTTGCTCAAACTCCTCCAGATTCTATTGGTACAGTTATTACTCCACCTGCTCCAAAACAGGAATCAGAAGGTAACATAATAAGTAGAACAATAGATGGTATAACAAACACATTTACTAAATTATTTGGTGGAGGAGATAAACCAACTCCAAAGACAACACCTGCTACATCATCTACTTCTACAAGTAGAACAGTTACCTCAGGAGGAATGGATACTGCCACTGCACAGGCACTGCTTTCTGCTATCGAAAAACTTAATTCTATACTTGAAAAGAAAAATTCATTATAATGGGACTAAATTCTATAAAACCATCTAAAAATTCGAAATATAAACAAGGATACTTTACACCTACGCATCCATCAAAGATTATAGGCAATCCATATGGAATTATTTACAGAAGCAGTTGGGAACTTATGCTCTGTAAGGATCTGGACACAAATCCACAAGTAATCCGTTGGGGATGTGAATGTATAAAGGTTAGATATATTTCTCCACTGGATGGAAAACCACACACATACTTCATTGATTTCTACTTTGAAAAGAAACTTCCAGATGGTACAATTAAGAAATATGTAGTTGAAGTAAAGCCTAAAACTTATATTACACCTCCTGTAAGAGGTACAAATCAAAAGGCATATCTTGAAAAACTTAGGAGATATTCTGTAATCAAGGCTAAAATGCAGTATGCTACTAAGTATTGTCAGGAACGAGGAATGCAATATGTTTTTGCTACAGAAGACTACTTTAAGAAATAAGTATAATAAAATTAAAATATTTATATGAAGATACTTGGTATAGATTTCTCATATTCATCGGCAGGGCTTACTCTCTTTGAAGACGGAGAATACAGGCATTTTGCACTTGTAAATAAAGCAGTCTTTTCAAGAAGTAAGACAAAAACACTTGATGACATTTTTAAAGATTCTAAACTTCTTTCTACTTTGAAAGATTATAATGTTTCTTTAAAGATGGTAGACAGAGAACCTATTTCTATTCCTCCAAAAGTTATAAAAGACAAAGAGACTAAAAAGAAAATCCAAAATCCTGCACATAGATGGGACAGTATAAGTGAGTGGCACAGAAAACACCATGCACAAAGTAGAGAGTGGAGCCAGGCTCTTATGGAAATCATAGACTCTATGGAACTACTTCCAGGAGACAAGATTATACTTGAAAATTATGACTTTGGAAAGAGAGGTAGTACAGATAATATTGTACAGATGGTAGAACATACATATGCTCTTAAACAGAGAATCTTTGAAAAATATCCAGATGTAGAATTTTTTCTAGCATCCAGTACAGAAATTAAAAAGATAGCAGGCAGTGGAAACTTTACAAAATATGACATGTACACATCTTTTATAAAAGAAGATATAAAATCCTCACTTCTTGAATTTTTAAAAAATGAAGATAAGAAACTTTATATTAAAAATGAAGATATTATTCTTAGTCCTGTAAATGATATAGTGGATTCCTACTTTGCTGTTAAGTATTTACAGGATAAAATGAAATAAAGCGAATGTTGTTGCCTATCAACATTTTTATTATTTTTTTATTTGGTTATAGAAAACCCACCTTATATTAGGTGGGTTTTCGTTTATTATCTTCTTAAAATAATGCAATACCTTTATCTTTTCTTATCTTTTCAAGAAGTTCTCCAAGTTTATTATCTCCTTTACCATTACATATACCCCAAAAATAATCATACCAATGATTAACTTCCATAAGTTTAAGTTTTCCAGTAGCAAGTAAAAGATCTTTAAGTGTAGGAATATCAAATTTCTGTCTAAGTAGATTTTCCATAATTAAAACCTTTTTACTTCCAAAATTCTCAGTTTCCCCAGGGAGTGTTCTTCCCAGAGTTTTGGCTTCTCCTGGATTTATTTTTAGAAGTCTCATTTTTATCTCTTTATCTTCAAACTTCTGACTTTGATAAAGATTTTCAAGATATGAAACACCAAAGCCTGTAATAGGATCTCTAAGTACCTTATCTTCATAGATATCAACTGGGGACATGTTTGAAAGGAAAGCAAATTCATCTCTAAAATAGTCAGTTTCCATTATAGTCGGAACTTCTGCCATAGATGTGTAACACCTATTATATTCTGAAAGAATTTCCATGTGTGTACCATGTGTCATCTTTCCCCTGTTCCAAAAGATGTAGCCACCAAGTGAAGTGTTTTTATCTCTCCACCATTTAAGTTTAGTCATTTTAGTGTCTTTACTTTGAGCAAGTTGTAAAGTTGTCACATCTTCTAAAGTAAGAAGTCTATATTGTATCCTACCTATGGGAGTTTTTAGAATATTTTCTATTGTAAAATCTTTCATAAAAATATTATTACTCGAGGGATATGACAGTTTTACATATATGACAAAGTGACAGAAATATGACAATTTAACCATTACAAAAATATGACAGTTCTGCCACTTTGTCATACTTAAATGTCTTAGATACCCATTCTTATGGACTGGCACGGCATTTGCATTTTACTTTATATAACCAATTAAAATTTATAAAAATGGCATCAATTAAAGAAACAGCACAGCAAATTAGAAAAGAACTTAAAGAACTTGGATATGGAGCGAACAAGTTATCAGTAAGAAGTGGATATGCAGGGTACTCTGCTTTTGTAAATGTAACCATTAAGTTCCCAGTTAAATGTTCACTCAAAGAACTTAGAGAAAGAGAAGATATAAAGAAAATTAAAAATATCATCAAGAAATATGAAAGTATTGACAGATGTGAAGTAACAGGAGAAACTCTTATGGGAGGAAATACTTACATTACACTGTCATATGATGGATATACAGTATAAAATACTAAAAACAGATTATAACAGGTTGGGAGTGGTCAGAGATGGTCACTCCCAACATTTATATGAGGTATGTCATATAAGGAGACATCAGTAATATGACAAAGTGACAGAAGTATGACATTTTTGTCAGTTCTTGACATGTCAGAGGTATGACAGTTCTGCCACTTTGTCAT